GTGCTATTGTCTTCTGCCGGGACTCTGACCCGAAAACTCACGCGTCCCCTACCTGGTTTTTTGAGAGGCCAGTGACCGAAGGGCACACGGCATCCACCGGTGATTCCCATCCACTGCGTACTGGGCTTTGGGTTGTGATGGTGCGTGGACACCCGGGTTGTAGGGCTTATCCTTCCCCTTTGTGGACTTTCAAGTCACGCTTAGGATAGGACAGCACAATTCCGCGCGGTGAGCTGTTATCAGGGCGAGTAGAAGAGGAGGAGAACACGAGCCGAATGCTTCCGCACAAGGGGGCGGTGCTACGTGCGCCTTGGTCTGTCTCAACGATCGGCTGGACACTGCAATGTTCTGGGCTACACAAGAACTGTCAGGGACGGAACAGGTTTCCAACAATGGATGCGGCGGCTACAGCCCTCAAGAGTAGCTCGGGGCCGCAAGAAGCGGCAAGCACTCCGCTTGGTAAAAATCAAGCAGCACAGGACACTACTGTGTCAACTTCGAATTCGTTCGATGCGCTGTCCCAGTTACCTGACAGCGGGTTACCGGCTGCGGCAGCTCCTGCTGCCGTGCCTTTCTTCCACACTGAGGCCAAGGAAGACACCCCGGTCAGCGAGAAGTCGCGAATTCTCGCTCGGATCAAGGAGGCTCCTGGGCAACAGACCGGTAAGCAGTCAGCTCTTTCCGATTACAGCAAGAAGATTGCTGGGCTGGCTGATCAGATCGCGGAGAAGCGCAGAGCAAGGCTACATGCTGCACAGATGGAGCAGTCTGGCCGTCAGCGCGACGCCGCATGGGAATGCGGTGAGGTACCCCGCGGCGCGGTCAAGTTCTGGTTCACCTCCAAGAGAGCTGCTGAGCTGCTGACCAAGGCTGGGCTGGACCAGCAAGAAGTCCTACCCATCGTGGATCAGATATTGACAGACGCGAAAATTCCTCCGTCTCTCGTCTTTGACACACTCGCACAGATGTCAGAGAGTCTCGCCTCCTTCTGGAACCATGACTTTGTACAATACATCGAGACGCAGATTGACCTCGATGCTGCCCGGTTACTCAACTCCTACCTGAACCTCGATCGCTCGGCGTTCCAGGAGCACATCATTGCAAGCGAGATGATAGACAAGTACAAGACTATCGGTCTCAAGCTTATGGAGCTGATTGCGGCAAGGAAGACTGCTAACACAGTTGCGCTGCCAAAGGCATCGCCAGCGTCTACAGCATCTTCACCGGCTGTGCCTGCGTCGCCACCTGTCATACCACCTGACACGTCTGCACCAAGCCATTTTCGTGACAATCCGGGTCGCAAGAAACGGGACAAGTTTTCCCGCCCCAAGCCCGTGCAACCAAGGCAAGTCGGCGAGACCAAGCGTAAGCCCGACACTGGTAACTATGCTGCTGCTGCTGCTGCTGCACCTCCTACTGTTGAACTACCTTTTGGCAAGGCAATGCTGAGGGAGAAGGAGGACATGGTCAAGGCAGATCGCAAGGATGACGTTGCTGCTAAGAAGAAGCAAACCTACACCGTCCCGCTCAAGTTGTTCCGAGATAACAAAGGGGATGCGCATCTCTCCGAGCGGCACTACATTGCTTCCAAGCAGTACCTAACCGATCGATTCGCCTACCAGTACATCCAGCGTGAATCTGGCCAGTGGGTCAGAGCACACATCTCAGTCCCGTACGACATGCCACTGGCTCAGGCCAGCACGGTGTTGGCAAAAGCAAAAGCACGTATCCCTGAAGGTTACGAGCAGCACGCGGAAGCGCCCAACCTGCTCATCCCACCCAAGTTCGTCATGCCTCCTCTGGACAAGCAATTGTTCATGGAGTTTGAGGTTTTCCATTCCAACACGAACACCATTGTCATCGAGAAGATTCACTGCTCAATGCGCCAGCTGGTTGACATGCTGAGCAAGGTGGACACTGCTCTCGTTCTCCGTCAGGCTCTGGTTGTCGATCCGAAACACAAGAAGACACCGACCAGTGTGCTGCAATCGCAGATTGATCCTGCCCTGAAGAAGGGACGTGACAAGGAGGCGGAAGCCTCTGACAGTGAAGAGACTGGGCCCTCGACTAAGGATGACGATCGTGAATGATCAACCAAGTTAGCTGTACATTCTGACCATGTCTGTATCATCTTCAACTAACGCACCGCCTCCGGCAGCTGCTTCAACCCCTGCAGCTACCGGGGCAATTGAAAACAAAAATTCGGGACCAGCGCCCGAATCACAGAAGGGGTCTGGGAGTGCTCCGCAGCCATCAGAGGTTCCTCGTTCGTCCACCTTGCCCAGTGAGACGAAAGTGGCACCTGCGCCGCCCACCACTACCCAGAACGCTGCCGAAGGACCGAAGAAAACCGAAGGCAGCAAAGATCCACTCAAGGATCTTATTGGTCATGTGACAACCGTGTTGTCACCAACCAAGTTGTTTGGTATGGCAAAAGAGGCATTGATGCCCGTTGCAACGGGTGTTGTGAGTGATCTCATATCAGGTGGGGTGCCCATTCTCAAGGATATTGCATCCAAGGGAATTGAGTTTGTCGCAGGCAAACTCGGTGATTTACTTTTCTGTGAAAAGTTCTTCAACGACCCAGATGTGGCTATGGCCATTGCTGAATACTTGAAGGAGCTATGCTCAACGGATGAACCTGTACAATTCAAGCACATTTACAATCGGCTTGAGTTTTACCGGCTGATGCTGATGAAGGTTCCAGACTATCAGGTGTCGGGACTTGACCGGGTGAATTTTTACGATGAACGCAACGTCTTTTCATGCTGCCATCCATATCTTGGCGCCTGGATGTGGGTTTCAGTTGGAGGCGTGGCACAATGGCAACAGACTCCTGCCACTTACGACAGTGGACTTAGGGTTACACATGCTGCTCCCGGCTCGTTGGACGCGAGATTCGATTGGGCCCCATGGATTAAGAAGATGGTTGTTGATTACAAGATGGTTACTGATCCTGCCCCTCTCATCTTGTACGCTAGGGGAGGCATTGATGTCTTTGATCTCCAAGTGGTTCTGAGGATCATAGCTGCAACTGCCGGATTAGAAGATGGTTTCAAATTCGGTACAGCTTCGCAGCTAACGAAATTGTTACAGATGATGTGCATGTGGTACGTCATTCCCGGTAACGACATGGGTATGGTCTTGGATCGCTATACTAACTGTGCTGCATCTGCAGCCAATGACCTGGTATCACCAGGTTTGTCGTCATACTTTCCGTGGCATTATGCTTTGGGTAACCTTGCCACCACACAGGTGACACTGGTAGCTGTGGACATGGTGTTACACACAGATATCCTCACTGGTAGTTATAGTCTGGATGCTGGGACGCAGGGTATTTTCACCCGTGCGTCTTTTGGCGCAACAGTTGCGGTGGTTCCAGTCAACAGAGAGATGCTGACTGATCCAGTTGCCCTGTCAATTTGGATTCTTTCCTTCTTGCCAGGCCCGGTCTATTACCCCAGGTACTCCTTCGTGCCAACGGGTGATAATGGTGCTGCTTTGCACGGTGCCAACATGAATGACTTCGCATCTCGGTTGGCTCACATTGCCTTGCCTGGTACGGCTGCCTACAATGCAACAGCTTTTCCTGCAGGTGCGGTCAACGGTCAAGCGAACCAGTTTCTCATTTACCTGGTCGTTGTGGATTTTGCTGTTAGGTCGGGGACAAATGACATTGCTCCCCTGACAATCGGTGCACCTGGACAACCGAATGTTCAAGTTACTGTTCACACGCGGCTGAACCCTCCTAATATCGCAGCTCTGGACTATCATGATCCAGTGTTTTCAACGGTTACTCAGCAAGTGCTGAATTGCATTACCTATGCCTCAAGGATGAATGCGATTAAAGTCCTCAAGGACTGGCATCGGTTTGTGGGTTGTCAGCAGGACTTCATGGATGCGATGAACATCTGTGCTGCTGGGTTGGTTGGACTGCCTGTTGTTGTCGGGAAGTCCAGCAACAACGGTGACGCTACTCCGTCTCTCAATTTGCCATACGAGAGCACACAAGCACCAATTGTTGGTGATGCATATGTCACCCGGCCACCAGGTTATACCAATTCTGACTATCAGCAGATAGCGGATAGCGTTGCTTACACGAACGGCGCTGCCTTCTCTCTTCCGCATTTTGGTATGGTGTATTCCGGCTTTGGAACGCTGTTTGAAAACATCAATCTCGGTGCTGTCAACCCCGCTGGGGTCACGGTTCAGGTCATCCAGAGTACATCTGAGTTATTGCCCTATGTCTACGCGAACTATGTGAATGCGAAGACGCCATTGGAGAAGAAAATGGCTTTCTCAGATCCTCCTATGCTGTTGAAGCGCATGTACGAGTTGGGGAAGCGGATGCACTATGTGTACCACGCTTTTGCCCGCATGCAACGAGTGAGCTTGTTGGAATGGCTGCCCCCTCCGGCTGCAGACTTTCCAAACTTGAACGTAAATGTGATTCAAGCTAAGCACCGCACTTTGGTCACTAGTCGTCTTGGTCACATTTGGCGAGTAATTACATTAGGGAGTCTTCGTCCGAATCTTGAGATGAACGTCTTCAATGTTAACGTCATGCAAAACTGGAATGAATCGTTGACTGGTGCACAACCAGCTTTCCCTTACCAGTACGTGGACATGTCCTCTTTACCCTATTGTCTCTATGAGACCAAGATGGACAGGAAGAAAGATAGTTTGAACGTAACAACCATCAAAGGTGCGAAGAACTATTCTTATGGTCAGCTGTATCCGAACGTGAACACAAGGTTCATGGACGTTGATAGGAAGTGTGTTGACTACGATTTTTCTGAGTATTTCATGCTCACCGATCAAGCGTTTTACAAGGGTACTAACGACCCTGCGAGACGCGTGTTTTATGTAAAAATCCCAATGACAGACGTTCGTAGGGATTATGCCCGTAAGTTCATGCCATATGGTTGGATGAAACGACTGTGGATTCTGCAAAACGCAGAGAATCTTGTTACATTCGTGAGGCCAAACTACACATACATGGAAGTGTTCTTGTGTAGTATTGCGGCTTCATACTCTGACGGGGAAACACCGTTACGTGTGTTGTACAACTTGGATTACACAAATCTCAATGGTTATTTGGCTGTTGAGACAATGCAGCAAGGGTTGCGGCAAATGTTCGGATCGCGTGGCTTTGCCAAGATTAATTACACCGACGGCCTCAAGGCGACAGAAGTCGATCCTGATGAGGACCGCGGTACAAGTGGTAAGAAGGAGGAATAAGCCATGGTGGGTGTTGCACTTGAGGAGGAGTTGTTGCATGCAAGTAGACAAGGTAACATGCACAAATGCCTCAAAGCATTTGAGCAATTGTGTAACGTCAAGAAGGTTTCGGCGAAGTGGGATGGGTTGTACATGATCGGTGTGCCGAGAATGTTCATGGATGTGGGCAGAGTTACCCGTGCCCGAAGAATGTTAGAAGGGTGCATAGGCGGACGTACTTATTACATGTTCAGGGCGATCACTGACTGTGTCAAAGAGTACTTCCCCGCTGCGCGCCCAGTTGGTGACGACGTGTCTTCAGAGGATAATTGGGCTCTATTTTCTGCATTGAGCCTCAAGTATTGGTTGGGGAGTGTGGTCTTATCAGACCTAAGCACACTCTTTGGTAAGGTGAATATGGAGCAAAAGCATCAGTTTGCTTCATTTCAGAAGCGCAAAGAGAGTTGGTTAATGACAGTCCCCGTTCATGCAGCGGAGGGCTCGGAAAGCAAATTCTATGAGGAATTTGACATCGAGGTAAACGATATGTTTTCGAGCATATTGTCCCCAACAAAAACTGTGAGTTTTGAGGCCTTTGTGGCCGACTTCGGCACCTGGGCAAAATCAGGAGCGGTGCAAAGAAGAGAGTACAATCCTCTGGCAGGGTTGAAGAAGACCAAGTGGAGTTACGCTCTGACGCACTCGACTTCTGAAATTATGGCATTCCTGGAAAGTGAACACGGTAGACCGGTAATTTATGAAAAATTCATAAAACCTGAGCAAGCTGCCGCTCGTTGGGCGCTTACTGGGTCACTCGCGGCGCACATTCTGATGTCTTATGTCAGCTGGCACCTGGATCAGAAGCTGAGCGACTTTCCTGAGCTATTCATCTTTCAGAGCACAGCCAAACAGGCGGAGAACTGGGCTCAAAGGTGCACACAGGCTAAGATGGGGTGTTACTTCATTACTGGTGATTATAGTGGTTGGGACGAGAGTGTCACGTTCCGCATGACTACGAGTGTAGCTAAAGCAGTATTAGCTTGGGTTAGACGCTGGAACAAGGTGTGGGCTGATTATTGGTCTATTGACATTATCAACGCACTGCAAGATTTTGTCGTTGATGGTGAAGTTTGTAAAAATGGGTTACCAACGGGCAGCCGCTGGACAATGATGTTGAACAGCGTTATGAATCGTGTGATCCAGAGGATGGCGGCAAAACGTTCTAAATGTTACGACTTTTTCGTTGTTGGTGATGATTTTGATGTGGCTGCCCCAAGCTATGAAGCGGCCACTCATCATCTTCAAGTTTTGAAGAGTTTTGGTTTTGAGACTGCAGCTCACAAAACTGGCATTTATTATGGTCAAGGTGAGTTCCTGAAGAACTACTATTCCAAGGACACACTGTGCATGTCACCATTTCGTGTAATGCGCTCACTACTCTATGCCCAAGACGTTGAGCGCACCGAGAGTGATGCTGAACGACGGCTGAGTCGCGCCGACATGTGGGCCAGGCTGAAAGGTAGGTTGCGTGGTTGGGCTCGTGTCCCCACCATATACAACGATAGAGACATCTGGGGTTGCGATGCCTTAATGGTTAAGGACATGATACGCGCTTTTCGTTCAATCAAGGACAACTTGGTAATGGATTGGTTACACACACCATCCTGTGTAGGGGGAGCGGGCCTCTTCTCCGATTCAGGGGAGCGCGGTTGGTGTGCTATCAGAGCCACAATGGGACCGACACGTGCTGAGCGTGTTTTGAGTTATTCCGTGTTGCAGAGAAAACACCACATGGAGCGTATCATGGCTAGCTATTTGAGTCAAAAAATAGTGGATACATACGTGAGTAAGCAGTTGCCCGAGAGCTTCACTGTGGCAGTCGACCTTGGTCGGCCACACTGGCGCCTCCACACCATGAGCACTATTGCCACGATGTTCCCCACGCCTCGGTTGACTCTTCCAGCTTCTATAACGAGCCGAATCCCTTCCGATCGTGCTCCAATGCCAAGTACTGAGGGTTTGTACACGGCTAAGGTCTTCGCCGGTAATCAATACACTTTCAAAGCATTCTGTGAGAGTATGGATCAAGGTAGATATTATAAAGATGACACGGGCTACTATTTTACCGAGGTTGGCCTGGTCGAAAAGCGTTTTGCTGTCTGGGTGCGTGCTCTGTCCATTTCAGCACATGTTAAAATGCAGCTACTCCAGAGTGGTGGTGTTTACCCCACACCTAGGGAGATTGTTGCATATTATGGTGAAACCATGGCTATGGTGATATGGGTGGTCGCTAGACCAGTTATTTCTAAGTTCTTTACAAAATCTGGTTCTACTGCTGAGAGCTTGCTCAGTGGGGTGTTGGATGTCATCCGATACATGACGGATACGAACCGCTTTGCACAGGGGTTCACTCTGGAAAGGGTGGGTCCACTACGCTTGTAGTGGGGTCTCCATCGCCCTCTTATCATCTACATGAAGGGGCCCTAGGGAGGGCTTCCCCACCACCGTGGGTGAGGG